AAGTTCCCTTACGGTTGCTGCTATGTCTTTATTACCTTCTTCATATCTCTGTTCACATTCAATACATATGCCAGATTCATTCATTGTAGGCTTATCACACCAGTGACACATAAATGGAGTAGGCATACTATTCTTTTTCGATTTGTTTAGTAAGCAAATAGTTTACAGCGGTATTTATATCGTCTATTTTAGTTTCTATTCTATTTAATCTCCACAATATACTAAGTAATAGTCCTAACATCATTACCATTGAAAATTCCCAATATGGGAAATATTCTGCACTAAATAAAGCTTCCCAATAATATCTCATTTTATTTCTCCTTAAATGCTGGTTCAAGAAATTTCTTTATTCCTTTTTTGATTTTTATCCAAAACTTATCTTCTTTGCCTCTAAAATTATTGGATATATTCTTTTTCTTTGCCATTTGTAACTCCTTTTTATAAGCGACCTGCTTTTTTATTTTTATCATTCTTTATCAAACATTTCATAAAGTTTTATATGCTCATTTATTAAAACTTCAATTTTCTCATACATTTCAAATTCAATTAAATCATTATTTTTTAACATTTCTTTTAGGCATGTGACTATCGTTACAACTTCCTCCTTGGAATCAAAAACCATCGCAGGTCTTTTAGAATTGGGTTGATCGCATTCTGCTATTTTCATATTAATTTTACCTCCGTTTCTATGGCAATGATTTTTTTGCCCAATGAACTATTACTATTATTTTTAGTTTCAATTATAATTACTTTTGCATTTGCTTCTTTTTCTATAAGTATTCCTTTTGTTTTTATAGATGGAATTTCAAATAAAGACCCTATTTCTAAATCTTTTAAATATTTAAATCCCTTACTAGGTTTACTTATGAATTTATCTTTTAATGCTTTTTTAGTTAATTTATTAATTGCTCTTGCTTTTCTCCTTAGTGTATTCACATTAAACTCCTTTATATATAGGGTAAAACAGGTATGCCCCACTTTACCCTATATATATTATTTACTTAATTAAAACGGCAAATCGTCAGCACCTACTTCATCCTGAGAGAGTTTCTCTCCTTCTGACCATGGAAATACTTCAAATGCTTTCCATACTGATCTTTGTTCTCCGTCTTTAGTATAATGCTCCTGTCCTAATTTTATAAAACAAGGATGACCTATTACATCTTCACTTTCGACTTCAGCTAATAGAGTATCTCCTTTTTTATTAGTAGGAAAAGTAACACCTATGCTTTCAAAAAACTCCTTATATTTTCTATTTTTCCAACCCTGACCTTCGTCTGGGCTAGGAGTAAGCCATATGCCAACGGAATTAAACCTTTTCCCCGACATAAAAGAAGCAGATATTGTGATTGGTTGGCCTTTATCATCTAAAGACTGAACTAAATCTCCTCCTCCATTTTTGACCATTTTAGAAACTTGAGTTTTTTCAACTTCTTTAGGAATTAAAAAAGTTATATTAAAAACTTTTTGATCTCCTGCTTTAGTTGCTAAATCTCGACTTTCAAGACCTGAGATGTGTGCTGGATAAACGCCTGCGACAATAGGAATCATCCCATCTCTTTCTTCATTATAGGTTGTGTCTGGTAAATCAATCATATTATTCCCTTTATTTATTGTTTTTTGTTATTGCGTATTCTGAAATTAAAGAATTAAACTTTTGCTTAAGTTCATTCATTTCATTACTGTATTTATCTTTCCCAATCCCTTGAAAATACAACTGAGGTGAGACAAGATTTCCATTTGCTGTTTTTATGTATCTTTTATTACTTCTAGCTCTTGTTGAAACAAGCCCTTTTTCTTGTAATCCTTCAATCGCCTTTTTTGATAGTATTCCTGACTTTTGAAGGTCTTCTGTTTCTTTCATTGTTAGTTTACCCATTATTAGAGTCTCCTTTGTTTTTTTGGTTTTTAAAATCATCAGGCGATGGAAACTGCCCATGTTCTTCTATTGTGAATGAATTGTAGCTCACATTTACTGTTAATTGTCTCCCATCTTCGGTTTCTAAGCACATCATATTTTTACCACAGAAATTCTTAGTACCTTTGAAGATCACCCTGTTAAATATCTTGCCATCATTTTGCCCGATATTATATTCTTGCCCTTCTGTCAGTATTTCATTATCATTTGCATTAAGGGGGAGTATTTTCATTTCGTTATCCTTTCTAGTTTTGCTACACTAGCCTTATAGTTTGATGAGTTAATATCTTTATTTTGTATTTTATCTTTCATGTCTTCTATATTAGCTTTTTTACCCAAAGCCAATAGCCTTTCTATTTGGTTATCATCTAAGGCAGGGTCTTCGCTCCTGTAGACATCTGCAGCTATATCCATATAGACATTAAAAGCTTTTTTCATTGTATCTGTGTTAGCGGCCTTAACATCATTGCCTATATCAACAAAATCGCTTGCAGTACCACCTTTTTTAGTTTGAATCCTATGAGCAGCAACCATATCACCTTCTCTCCAAACTCCATTATCAAACCACTTTAATCTTCCATGAACTACATATGCAGCTCCACCTAAAGCTTCAGAGTTGATTATAGTCCAAGACCATCCTGGAAATTGTTCATTTGCTATGCTTTTCATGTAACTAAGCTCGACATAATCAAACCCTTGTCTTTTTTTAACTAAGCCCTTGGGAGTTTGAATTTTCCCTACAGTTCTATGCTGTTTTGTCATTTTATTTAGACTTTCTTTAATTATATCAGAAGAATTAAAATCTTCAACGATTTCTACTTTATTCATTATTAATTTCCTTTTTTAATTAATAGTTCTTTAAAAAATTTGTTTAAAATTGAAATAAACATTGCACCAATGCACAATGCTAACATCCATATAAACAAAGCTATTCCAAATAGTAAAAACTCTACTATCCAATTCGCTACATCTAGTATTATCATTTTATACTCCTTTACAGTATATGTCTTTAAAACCACAGTATCTACATTCCCAATTAGCCATTGGAACTCCATAAGAACCAACCTCTAAATCTTTTGAATTAGTATTCTCAGTGTATTCTCTCAGGTCTTCCCAATATTCTAATGCCTTTTCTATCCAACTATTGTCTACTATAACCTCCCTTACTGCACTTGTATCTTTATTATACCAAAATAAAGACATTTCCATATCGTCTTGGGATACACCCATTTCTTCTGAAAAAGCATATGAATAAGTTGCAAGCTGCAAATTATAATTAGTATTAGCATTTGGGTCTGGCCTTCTTCCGAATTTCATTTTCCACGGATAGCTACCACAGGTTTTAACATCTATTATTTTGGCTATTTTATATTCATTGTTAAAAATAGCTATGTCTAAATGACCTAAAACCTTAAATTCTGGAACTTCTACTTTCTTTTCTGTATATATAGTATTATTATTTTTTGGATCATTGTAGTCGTCTTTTTTCATATATTCAATAATTGATTTTTCTATATCGCTATGAACAATAGTCCCAAGTCTTAAAAGTCTCATGACCCTATCTTCCATAGAAGGCTCTTGCATTTGTTCTTCTCTTAATTTTAATTTTTTAAAGCATGAGCCCGCCTGTGATGCAGAATGCCAACCTTCATATCCTTTATATTTTTCTTTATGTTCTTCTTGTCTTTTATTCAAATAATCAGCATATACCGATTCTAATTCAAACATATGTTCTCCTTTTGGGGCTTTAAATTTAACAATAATTAAACTTAGGGGTTATCTATATTTATAATATTCATATAATAATATAGGAATGCGCAAGGTATTTCGGTCAGCTCCTTGCTAAACTAGGGCTCTGTTTCCAACCATGGACTGTAGTTACATTCCTACATTTATGATATATAATGGATAGGGTTAGCTCTAAAGAGTAAGCCATAAGTTCTAGTATTTGCATACATGTTCTGAGGCTTATGATTCTATAGAGCTATCTAAACTGCGGGTAACTAACCCCAGACCTATCCTATTTTTCAATTAACAAATCTCAAATCCACCTGAGTATTCACAAAATTCAGCAAATCGTATTATTTCATCTCTAGATGCTGGATAGTGACTACCCCACTCTTCTTCTCGTTGAGCATCATTCCATTGAGTTTTGTATGGTTCGGGATAATCAATAGGTACTAAGCCATTACCATGTTTTTTATGGCATGCTTTAGTAATTTTATCCATTTTAACCTTGACTTTTTCATTATGCTTTCTTGATTTCTCAATAAAAACATTCATATCATCTTCCCACACTTGAATTACACCACCCTTGTCAAGACTTCTTAATTTAGATGCTATACGTTTTGATTTGGTTTTAGATATTTTATGACCATCGTTGTAGCTACCTGCTTCAATATCTCTTTCTGTCAAGATATTATCACAACTGCCGCAGACAAATGACCATATGGGTCTCCAAAACCAAACATTAGCTCTAAAATAATCACCAACATCATCTTTTTGTGGATTTATTCCATATAAATCGAATCCCATCATACCCTCCTTTTATTGTTTATTGAGCAATTTATTAAGATATTTCTTTTCTTCTACACAGAGAACGCATTTATTCTCAGGACAATATTCACAATATGTTCCATTCCTTTTAAGTAGATATAGATTATAATCTTTTTTCATTAATTTAATCATTTTTTCAAATCCCATCATATCATCCTTTAGTAAAGTTTAATTGGGTTACGGTTATTGTAATTATACACATCTTCTATCATTCTCAAATAATCAAAGACTCTTGTACAATATACAAATTTCATTGGTGCTTGTTCTACTTTATGCAACATCTTCTCATGCTCAAATTCAGGATGCGTCATTAAGTCCATATATACTTTCAAGAATGTTCTATGACGATATACCTTATCATTGAAATCCTTAAACTGTTGTATTTTACTAAGCAGATCATGTACAAGGTCTAGTCTTTGCGTTACCACAAACTGACCTCTCCTAAACTCATTAAGCATAGTCTTATCATTTCTTCCTGATAATATATTTATAAGAGTTGTAATAGGATATTGATACTTTTTGCGAAAACCAGCTAACACTTTATAGTCATGTATATCTCTGCTGCAATAATGATGTAATGAGTCATAGAGTGTCCATTTGTCCTGTACAGAATTAACCATACCTATATCATCAATAGCCATATCAGAAAATCTATAGTATATAGGAAGTCCTAATTCCTTACATGTTACAAATCTATGTTGGCCATCACTTATGATTAGTTTATCACCAGACTCACTTATAGCAACCTTGATCTCATTCTCACTAGTAAGGTCTTTACGCTCAATTTCTTCTCTAAGCTTAGATGCCTTTCCTTGTTTAATAAGTCTATTGCTGTTTATAAGCACAAACTTATCATAGTCAGTGGTCACGAATGATGGAACTAAGAATTTCTTATCTCCTGACGCTATTGCTTCTTGCTTTCTTGTTAGTTTTATTTCTTTTATTTCCATGATGGTTCCTTTATTTAAATAAGGGTGATGGCATATCTACCAAAGCCAACCATTGGAAATCTCACTTACCTTCCTTTGATTAATATTTTTACACCCTTATATTGTTATATACTTTTATTCATAAACTTTATTCTCATACTATCTAAAACCAATACAGCGTTTTTGCCTTCCATATAAGCATCAACCACTTTATCGGGATATTTATCTACAATTTCTTTAATAGATATTTTCTCTAGATGATATGTAGTTACTGATTTTTCCCTTTCAATGTTTCTCATTTTGATTCCCTTTTGTTTTTATTTCATACCAATATTTATATCCACAATCATCGTCAAAAATACTTATTTCTTCTAATTGTAGATTGCTATGAATATGGATTTGTTTTAAGTCTTCTTTAGAGATAGGTGTCCAATACCCTATTCTTATATATCTTGACTCACGGCCAATACTATATTTAAACACAACATTGTTATACCCATAGAGCTTTAGTAAAAGATTTACCTTATCTTCATCTTCATCCATAATATGACTAATGTCCCCATTGTATTTTGATTCATCTTTCACTATTACGGGGTTAATCAATCTATTTGTAATACTACATTTTCTCTTTGTAGTGGTTTCAAGACGGTTGTCTTTCTTTAAATCATTTACTCTACCGCTAACTGCGTTTATTTCTATCCCAGTAAATGCTGATATTTCTTTAAGAGACATCCCTGTCCCCGTGTTATCCCTATTAACAATGTCATATATTGTGTCTTTTTGGTTTTTTGATACACCTGAATCGTTAATATCTTTGTATGCTATTCTACTTGTTGTTGTTACTGGCATTGCTATTCTCCTTTGTTATATTGATTCATCCAATCTGATAAATACATTATTGCTTTATCTTTAGGTAATTTAAAATGTTTTTGAAGATATACTCCTGCTCCAAACATATTAGTTTCACCAGATTCCCTTAATTGCTCAAGATAAAGATAGACTTCTCTTCTCCAAAACTCATCATTCACCATTTTATCTGGCAAGTCTTCATCATTTAGACAATCTTCACACATTCTTTCATCACTATCATATTGATGGTCTTCTACCTGCTGTTCACATTGACAACAAGTCCAATGGATACCCATTATTCATCCTCATCATCAATAGCATTATATGCATCTTCTATTGGAGCAAATCTATGGTCATGTTTGAATACTTTTATAACTGGCATTGTGCCGTCTATTGAACACTTTTCCTGTCCTAATACCCATCGTAATGCTTTGACTTCACCTTTTACTTCATTATAGTCTTTATCATATGGCGAAGG